GCACGATAGGGCCTCAAAAACGCGGTTTTTTACCCCCCCGACCACCCTCATTATTGAGCCAAAAACGCGGTTTTTACTCTGAAGACAAAAAACCATCAACGCGCATCATTATGCACGTTTCGGTGGCATTCCACGCAGAGTGTCATCAGATTGGTCATGTCCATCGTCCTCAGCGGCGCGATGCACCGCGGGACGATGTGATGCACATGCTCACCAGGCTTGCCACATCGTTGGCAAGTCGGTTGGTGCATGATCCACAACTTCCTGAGTTTGGTCCATTCCCAACCTTTGAGCCTATTGGGCTTCGGGTCCATCGAACGACTGAAGCCGGGCTGATGCTTGAACGCGGGCGACGAACTCATGCAGGTCTCCTGCTCTGATGGTTACCAACCATGGGCGGTTGTTCGACCTCATCAGGAGACATGGTATCTCGGCTCGCTTGGCGCTGTCCCTAACAGCCTGGTCCATGAACTGGTACGGGCTGAGGCGCTCGGTCCGCTTGACCTCGAAATGAACGCCTTTGCACGAGGTCTCAAGGTCGGCACCGCCGGCAAGGCCGTTGTACTGCACGGTGCGCCTCGCGCTGAAGCCGAGCTGCACGAGCAGTGCCGCTGCCTCAAGCTCACCGCGTGCGCCTTTAGCCCTGCTGCTCATGTTGCTTTCCCTCGAGGATTCTGAGCGCGCGCGCGGCGTGCTCGAGCTGCGTGTCCTGAACCTCAAGCATCCGCTCGAGGTCGCTGATCCGCACGCACTGTATGCGGTAGCGCTCGATCTCCAGTCGGAGCGCGCGGTTCTCCTCGCGGAGTTGCTCAAGTTCGCTGGGATGCATCGATCCTCCTACGAAGGTATTCGCAGTACGCAATCGCGTTTCTCTTCACCATGCACCATTTGCAACCGTACTCACGATGGTCGTGGTCGTTGATCGGATTGATGAGGTCAACCAAGTCGTTGATGATGCGCAGCGTCTGCTCATCCGCTCCAGCTTGGATCCTGCGGTCGGTCTCAATGCGGTGCCTGAGCAGCGCCACGGTCCCGTCGCCGACGTTGCACGCCGAGCGCTCCGGCTGGTGCAGTTCCAGAGACTTCGCCTGGCGCTCGTTCCACTCGTCTGACGATTCATGCGAAGACATCGATGGTCACCCCCTGCTTGCACGACGCAAGAGCCGCGTAAACGTCCTTGAGCTCGATGCGGAGTTGCTCGTTCTCACGAGCGATGATGATGTCGCGCTGCTTGTGGATCGCGTGGATGCGCGCGACGCGGTCGTCCTCGGCCTGGTTGGCTCGGATGTTCCGCCTGTACGGCGTCACGTCGCGGCCGGCATGGTGGTCGATGCACAGGATGCGCCATCCGCGCGCGTCGCGGTCGCGGACGCCCCAGTCGGCGAACAGCGTCTCGCAGAGCGCTAGGAACTCGGCAGGCAACCGAGAGAACGCTGCGCGTTCGGCTTTCTGATCCTCCACCGAATCACTGACGGCGTTCGCAGGCTGAGCAGCGGCGGCGCTAGCCAAGCCGTCTGTCTCAGCCGATGCAAGCTTGTTGTAGTGCACATGGAAACGAACCATGTAGAACCCCTTGTACGGGAGTTCCTTCCGGTACGTCACCAGCGCCTGCATGGCGCGCTCGAAGTCGAGCCGCTCAAGCTGCGCGGTGATCTCGACTACCGTCTTGCTCGGGAGCGAGACGGCAAACAGCGCCTCGCGGCGGTCGTGCCATCTCTTCGCTTCTTGTTCGTTCATTTTGTCCTCGCAGACGGGCTATTAGAGCCACGTGTGGGTAGTTCTGCGGACAGACAGACGTTCGTCGTGAACTCACGCTGCTGCCGCAGACTAACCACCGTGTCAATAGCCGTCAAGGGGGGGTGCAGGGGGGGGAAAAGATGCACTGGAGCGTCCAATTGTGACCCGAGGAGAGGATTGATTTGCATGAGGCTGGGGGAAACCTAGCGCGGATATCGCGCCCAAAGTCAATTTGCTCCAGTGCATTGCCGGGAAGCCCTCGCACGAGCCGGGTGAACTCGTGCGAGGGCCGCTGGTGGAAGTCAGTCGTGCGGCATCTCTTCAGCCGTCGTGGCGGCCACGCGGTCGCCGAGCTGCATGTAGAGGTGCCCGAACGTGAGGCGCAGCGCACGCCCTGCTGCTCTCGTGGAAGCCATCGCGCGGCGCGCGAACTGCGGACGGCTGCCCCACGGCTTCTCGTCGTCTGAGACGATTCCTGAGCCCCTACCGATGACCGTGTTGGTATCGATGTCGAGGATCTCAGCCGTGGCTTCCCAAGCCCAACCGCAGCTGGGGATCTCGATGCGCTCGACCTTGACCTCGCGCACCGAGTACCCAAGGCCGTTCGCGATCAGGGTTGCGCCGGCGACCGTGAGGTACGCCTTTCCCTGCAGCTGACAGGTGTAGCGCTTCATGATCTCTTCCCGCATCGCCTGGACGACGCGGATGTCGGATCGGATCGGTTCAAGCGCCTGCAGTTCGCTCAACTTTCGGTTGGTTTGCACGATCTCATTCGTCATGGTCGCCATCCGTTCCGTGGGCGCAGCAGCGCGTCTCCTTGCGGGGAGTCGAGTGCAGCAGGACGTACTGGTCGACAGCCAGCGCGACGAATTGCGAGCGGGGAATGCCGAGGGAATCGGCGAGTTTTCCGATCTTCTCGTAGGTGTCAGGGCGCACCGACACGGCGAGGTTCTTAGTCTTCGCATCCATAATCATCTCCTTGCCGCTGAGCGGCGCGGTAATGATTACCAATTCGGCATAATGGCGCAAGTCACGTGAACGGAATTTTTTCGTTCAGCATTTGCTGCCGTTTCGCACACCCGCAATCGGGCGCGACAGCCTTGACAGCAGCATCAATACCCGTGACCCGCGCGACGGTCGCGACCACATCCCCGAGGCCGCGCAGTGGACCTTCGTAGTTTGGACAAGAGCCGCACCGAGACTCCGATGGGGTGTTCACACCGTCGCGCTGGTTTGCCAATGCGTTGTGGCAGAAGCCGGCTGAGTCGAACCTGCATCTCATGAGATGGTGACCGTGCCGGGGACGATTGAACTGATCTGCGACATGTACCACAAACCGCTGTTCACAAAGTTCGCGCAGCTGCCGACCGATGCTGGGTCGCCATTCGAGAACGAAGTTCCGATGTAGGTGAGCGTTACTGGTGATCCCAACGAGCACGAAGCGTATGGAGTCTCGTACTTCATGATGACCGCGCCGTTTTGCGTAAAGCTCGTAGCTCGACCCATTCCGTATGTTGCGACAGTAAGTGTGAGTTTGTCGCACCGCCTGGACAGGTAGTAGGTGATCAAAACTCCAAGATCGCAGATAAAGGTTGGGCAGCTTTGGGAAAGGCAAGATGCCGAGTAGTGCACGTTGAATGGAATGGTCGACGCCGCGTATCCAGTTGCAAACGAAGTGCAGTAAGTATGCGAATTCAGCGCGCGGTTTGGTCCATCCGACAGTGTGAATGGATCTACGCGAACGCCTCCGACAGAACCAAGGAAGTCCGTGCATGAACAGCTATCCGGCGCAAACGAGATGCTTCCTGTCCAGCTGACCAGGGTGCCAAGCGATGGGCAGTTGCAGGTAGAACAGCACGTGCGCGGCAGCGTCATTGCTCCACGAACCTCGGCGGCACGAGGTACCAGCCCTCGGGGATCTCCACGTCGGACGATTCGATCCACTCGCCGTCAATCCGCTGGAGCACGCGGCCCGTCAGCTTCACCGACCGCATCGGCGACCCGTCCGGCACGAGCACGGTCCTCGCGCAGCCACTCGCGCACAGAAGCACCAGCAGCGCGAAGAAAAGCAGCGTCGACATCGGCCTCGCGCACGGCGCGGCGCTTGCCGAGCCATTCGAGCAGGCCGATGACGATGCCGGCTGCGATCCGTTCAAGCATTCTTCCCTGCGTCGCGTGCCGCGATGAGGCCGATGCCTGCCATGACCGCGGCAATAGCCGTCGACCAATCAACGGGCGTTCCGTTTGCGACGCCGCTCACGACGGTGCCGACTGCAACGAGGATCGAGCCGATGCCGGCGATGGTGGTCTTCCAGTTACTCATGGTGGTTTCCCTTTCGTTCAAGTGCCTGAATGCGGTGCTCGTAGTTCGCGACGGTGACCTGCAGCCTGGCGATCATGACCTCCAACGCCGTAAGCTTGGAAAGCACGACGACGGTTGTGGTGACGACGGTGGCGATGATTCCGAGCGCTGTGGCGAGGAGTTCGATGGTCATGGCTTCACCAGGTGCAGACCCAGTGAACGCCGGTCGTCGTGGCAGTTGATGCACGAACCCAAACGCGACTCGGGTCGACCTGACCAAGGTCGATCCAGTTGTTTGGCACGCCCGTCAGGAGCGAAGACTGATACGTCGTGTTCGTTCCGGATGCATCGGAATCAAGCTGCAGGATGATGTTGTTTGCGCTGCCGATGCAGATCTTCGTGTTGATGATCTGCTGTGCCGCGAGCGACGCGACCGACGTGGCGCGCAACTGCGTGAAGTTTCCAGTGTTGGCTGCTGCCGTGACGTTACCGCCGATGAATCCTGGCATGGTTTGCTCCTTATGCGATGCGTACTGCGTTGATGAGTGTTGCCGATGACACTACTGATCCGCTCGGAATTGAAGTCTGATACTGCACGGCCGTTCCGGTCGAAGTCGCCGAGATTCCGTAGTGATGGATGGCCGTAGACGACGCGATGGTGATCACCGAAGCTAATGCCATCGACATGTTGATGTTTGCGGCTGCCGTGCGCTGTTCCGTCGATGCGTACGTGCTCGACGACGTTCCGATTCGCGTCGCGACCTTCTCGGTGCCTGTTGAATGCTGCACGGTCACAGTTGACTGAACCAACCATGTTCCGGCGGCGAGCGTCACCGATCCGAGGCTGGTCCAAGTCGAGTTGTTCAAGGAAACCGTCGATCCAGATAGCACGTTTTGAGCGCTGGTGAGCGCCGGATAGCCGCTCGTGATGTCGCTGTACGAGTGAACGTGTGCTGTCGGTGTGCGAGCATCTGATAGCCGGCCATCGTTTCCCTTGACCACTTGACCGCTTGTGGCATTTCCCGCAGATGGAACGTCGAGCAGAGCGCTCGTGCCGAGACCAAGGTATCCGCGTTGGATCGCGACAGAACCAGCCTGTAGAAGCTGCTTTCCATAGGTTGTCGCGTCGCTGATGTTGTCGGCGATATGCGTGTGCGCGCTTGGTGTCCTTGAATCGGTCAGCCTGGTATCGGTGCCGAGCACGACCTGAGCCGATGTGGCATTTCCTGCCGCCGGGACATCGACTACCGACGACGTTCCAAGTCCAAGGGTCGTTCTCGCGACTGAAGCCGAGCTCGTCAGAATCGTCTTTCCCGTAGCCGTGGCATCCGTCACATCAGCGGCCACATGTGTGTGCGCGGTCGGTGTTCTCGCGTTGGTTAGCCTGCTGTCTCCGCCTCGAACGACCTGCGTCGATGTCGCGTCTCCGGATATGTTGAAGTTGAGCGTGGCCGCAGTGCCGAGCGTCGCGTCAAAACTCTGCAGGTTCGAGATATCGAATTGCGCCTGGCTGATCATGTCTGCCTGATCGAGCAAGGTCGTGTTTGTGTTCGAGACAAACGCCACAAGTCCGGTCACGTCGCTCTGCGGGTGCGTGTGAGACGCCCCGGCGAAATAGGTCGATCCGGGAACGCCGCTCCACGCGGTGCCGTTGTAGCGCAGGATGTAGCCGTTGGCTGTTCCGACCATGGTCACGTCGGTGAGGTCGTCTAGAGCCATGGGAGACGCCGATCCGAGACCACCGATGGTCAGCGATTGAACAACCGGAGCTACGGTGACGCTCTGTTGCACGATGCTGACCGTTACGTCGCTCATCGGGTGACCTCTGGAGTGACCTGATAGGTGCCTTGCAGCAGCCGTGTTACCACGCCGCTGACGCTCTCGATCTCAAGATCGTAGACACCGTAGGACGGTGCTGCGATGGCCGCCGTAACTGCAGCCGAGATGGTGATCGTGATCACCGAGTCGGTCGCCGGAGCGATGGTGATTCCCGAGCCGCTTGTCAGGTTGATCACCTTGTCGGCGCTCGCGTGCGTCGTTCGTCCCTGCATCCGCGCCGAGTAACTCGTGAGGTTGAGCGCGGTGACGGTGACGCTGAAGGTGAACGTAGCGCCCTGCTCGATGGTGATGTCGTAGTTTGCAGCCATTATGCGCACGTCCCGTCGATTGCCTGGGTGTTGATGATCAGGAGGATGTCGCCCTCACCGCTGTGCTGGTGGACGCACATCACGTACGAGTTGGTCGGGATCGCGACAGCTGCGAATCCGGCCGGGATGGTCGACTTGGCGACGCCCCACGAGTAGTTGCCGGATGCGGAGCTCGTGCCGTTGTTGAGCTCGCTCACCGAGAGCGCGTTGTACGTTCGCGCAGATAGGTTGGTGGTCGTGCCTACGTAGCCGCTCGCGGAGCTGCTGATCATCGCGTCTTGAACTGTGTACAGCCAGCGCTTGTCGTAGCCTGAGATCGCGGCCGCGCCTGTGACCTTCATCAGCCTGAACGTCTGCGCTGGATTCCTCGGTACGTCGCGTCGCGCCCGGTCGATGTCGACCAGCGACGAGTTGACCTCGCGAAGCACCTTCACGATGCTGCTCACATCCACCATCCCGTCTCGGTGAACTTCTTCAGTGCGGTGATGCCGCTGTAGATCGCGTTGAAGTTGGCGGTTCCGCGCTCCATGCGCTTCCACTTGACCTCGACTGGACCAGCGCTCGCCGACGTGTCGAGCTTGACCTGTCCCTTGGCGTCGAAGGTGGGAACCTGCTCAAGGTGGTACCAGTTGTCGGCGACGAACTCGAAGGTGATGTCGTAGTACTCGTGCGTGGTCTTCTGAATGCTCACGCCCTCGCAGAGGACAGAACCTTCAGGGAACGGTGTTCCGGAGCCTCCACCAAAATCGGTTATGAACGTCGAAGAATTGAGCCGTCCTGCGTAGTTCGCCAGGTTCGTCGCCGCATCCGACATCGGAACGTCGGACGAATCGTTGGTGAACCGCATCCGCATGACTATCTGCGGGACCGACATGGTGATTCCCTGCGTTCCTCCGGCGATGTTCGTACCACCTATGTCTGCGCTGGCGTTGGTGTTCGACACCGCCACGCTCCACCCGGTGCGGTAGACCGTGGTCATGCGCGTACGCGTCATGAACTCAATCGAGCTCGGAAGCGCGAGGTTCACCGTGGTCGCGGCGCCGACAGGGCTCTGCACCCACAACGTCGAGTAGCTGATGCTGGCGGTGACCGCCTTGTTTCCGTTCTGCTTCAGCGAGACGTTCCTGCAACGAGCCGTCGCCTCCCAGGTCATTCCCGTGACAGGCGTGGCGACGTACAGCAGGTCGATTGCCGGAAGGTGACCTTCCAAGATCATGTTCGACGTTTCCGTGTCGATGACGATTGCAGTGTCGTCGACTCGCCTGATGACTCTCGTCACGTCGATGGTCGATTCACCACCGATGGTCGCGGCCCTGACGGTGCAGTCGGTCACCACCGACTTGTAAGTTGCAGTTACAAGTTCGCTCATTAGAGTTTGAACCTATCCATGAGGGTGCGGTTGTTCTTGAACGCATCCATGTCGCGCTGCGCCTGCTTCTCGTTGGCGATGGCTTCCTGCATGCGCAGCTTCTCGATTTCGCCCTGCAGGTACTCCGCTTGTCCTGGACCGGCGACCGAGAGCTGGCCCTGCAGGTCAGCCATAGCCGCAGACGAACCAGTGAGATGCGCCATCACGCTGACGAATGCCTCGGTGAAGAAACCCTGAAGCGTTCGCGCAGCCATCTCGGGACCTCCTGCGGTACCACCTTGGCTCGTGGCCGCGAAGGTCGTTCCGGTGAGACCGAGTTTCGAGTCGTTCTGCAGTCTGCTCTCCATGTCTGCGAGCGACTTGAGGAGCACGGCGTTCGGCGCGAAGTTCTGCTTTCCGGTTTCGCGGAACTGCTTCAGCGCCTCGCCTGCGCCCGAGACCTCGCCACGAAGCACATCCATCGCCTTGGATGCCGCCAAGAACGGAAGGGCGATTGCACCGATGGCGAGCGCGCCGCCGCCGAGAGCGCCGCTCGCGCCGCCTAGCACGCCGCCGAGAGGACCAGCGCCGGCAGCGCCAAGACCTGGCATCAGCACGCCCTTGATCTTGCTCATGCGGTCGGTGCTCGCCTTGATCTCGCGCTCGGCCTTCTTCATGGCCGGCGCGACCTGGTTGGTCTGCACCGTGAGCGGGATGTTGAGATGCGGGATTGCGCTCATGCGGCCCTCTGCGTTTCACGGATCGATTCCGACACGCTCTTGGCGATGATGTCGTACGCGAGGCCCTTGCCGACGATGCTCGCCTTGTGCATGTACCGCGTCGCGTACTTCGCGAGGTAGCGGCCGCGGTGGCCTCGAAGGCCCTTCTTCCATCCGCGCTTTCCGAGGTGCGATTCCTCGTTCGAGATCGTGATCTTCTTCTCGCGGCGGGTGAACTTGTAGACCTTGCCGTTCTTGCCGATGTACTGGTCGATCCGCACCGCTCCCTGTCCGGCGTCGATCCGCTTGTTGCGCAGGATGATCTTGCCGCGCTCGACGTTCCCGCTGAGGCCCTTCGGCCACGCGTGCCATCCGAACTCCATGAAGTGCGACTTCCATCCCACGAACGGGGAATGCCTTCCCATGCCGACAGCCGGCTTCTTCTTGGGGTTGTCGGTCTTCACGCCGACGCCTGCCCAGACGCAGGTCTTGTACTTGCGCACCTTCACGAAGAGCTGCTTCTTGGTGCGCTCGGCCCACTTGTACGCATACTTCTGCGCGGCCTTCTTCACGCGCTTCCCCCACTCGCGCATCCCCTTCTTAGCGATCTTCTCGCGCATCTTGACGGGGACCGTGTTGAGGACCTCCTCGATCTTGCGCAACGACCGAATGTCAACCTGGACGCTGACGTATCCGCCGCGCTTCAATATCCCGGTTGAGCTGGTCGAGTTTGCCACGGATCGAACTCCAGTCGGGTATCTCAAGATCGGCGTTGAGCACTGCTACAGGCAGGTCCCAAGGTTCCGTGCTTCCATGTCTGAAGGCGCAACGCAGCACGGCGAGCTGCGCCTTGTTCAGTCCCGGCCTTCTCCGTACAGGCCCTCGATGGCCTTGGCTAATGCCGCGACCAAATGCACGTCGCAGGCAAGCACTTCATCGATTGATCCGAAGACCTGGTTGTTCCCGTCGACCAGGTGGCGGAACACGAACCACGCCTGCATGGCCTTCGGGTTCTTCTCGGCGACTTCGAGCGCCTCGATGAGGTCGAGGCACGACGGCCGCGTTGCGGTGAATGTCCCCGCCGACGTGACGATGGTCGCGTTCTTGCGCGTGAGGATGTCGCGGATGCCGCTCATGCGATGGTGATTGCGCCGGTGAAGGTGAGCTCGATTGATGCACGGGTGACGTTCATGGCGCTCGCCGTCGGGTCGAACTTGCTTACGAACGCGGTTCCGCTGACCGTGGTCGATCCAGAGAGGACCAAAGCGAACGCCTTCGAAGTTCCGGCGAGCATATCGGTGGTCATCGTCTCATGGATCGCCGTTCCTCCGTCAAAGAACACGTCGAGAGACGCGGTACCGCCCGTGATTCCGGCGATATACGACTGAACAGCGGAACCGATCTCGGTGGTCTCCATCGGCGGCTTGTTGATCGATACCGAAGCGGATCCAACGGCAGGAAACGAGGTTCCTCCCCACGTGATGCTTGAGACGCTGCTTGAAGTTGCCATGCGTTATTCCTTGTAGTAGACGGTGAAGTCGCAGACGAGTTCGGCCGGCTCGGCTTCGTCGCCTTCGCCTGCGGTTCCGACCTCGACGCGCGAGCCGTTCCATTCGACGGCCTCGATGACGATGGTGTCGTAGGTGCCGGCGACGACGGCAGACTGCACGTCATCGCGGAACTCGCTCGCCGAAAGCGTCGTGCTTGCGATCACGCGGAGCTCGACCGAGGCGCTGCGCAGAGGAGAGGACCCGATGGTCAGCCGCTCGTCGCGCTCGACCTCGAAGGTGATCGCCGGCAGCGTGCCGTCCTGCGGCCTGTAGCCGTGGGTGATCGAGTTGTTGGAGAACTCGCTGAGGGAAGCCGCTCCGGTCAGCATCGCTCGGATAGCGCTCTCGATGGTGGCCATCAGTTCACCTCCGTGCAGGAGATGACCGCGACGCGGTCTGCTTCCTCGAGGTTCTGGATGTAGTTGATCCGCAGGTTCCTCGAGCGCACCGTGATGCGGTCGGTCTCGGTGAGACCGATGCCCTGCACGGCCGACCAGCGCGCGCGTACCTCGCAGTTGCGCACGACGGCGACGCCGTCTGCGTAGGTCTGCTCGGTGGCGCTCTGCTCGCGCAGGTCGCAGCGGAAGGTTCCGCTCGCGGTCCACGTGTCGACGCGCTGGCCGAGCGAGTCGCGCGTCTGGCTCTTCGCCATGCGCGTGGCGCTGTACTTGAGCAGTCCACCCGAGATCATCGGATGTTGCTCCTCGTCGAGACGTTCGCGAGGATGTACTCGACCGACAGCGGGACAGCCGTCAGGCCGATGGGCTGGAACGCCTCGGGATTGTTGTACCAGGCGCCGACGAGCGCGATGATCACGTGGGTGATCTCGTTCGGAACCGCGCTGTAGCCGGCCGTGTAGGTCACCGTGATCGCAGTGCCGTCGTACAGGCCCGGAGCCTGCAGGAACCGCAGCACGGGAATCGGTCCCTGCGTGAGGTCGATCCAGTAGTCGGTCGACGGCATGGTCGTGGCGACGTTGCCGGAGTTCCTGTACGAGACCGACGAGACCGCGCTGAACGGGAACGCCGGCACGAGAGTGTCGGTCCACGACGCGAGGTACAGCGTCTGCGTCTGCGGTGACAGCAGCAGCTGCGTGCGCCGCTCGACCAGCGAGATGGCCGCCTCGCGCAGGCGCACGAGGTCGGCGTCATCGTCGGCGTAGTCGATCTTGAGCGCGCTCTTGATCGTCGAGAGTGGGACCGTCATAAAAGGCTCCTGCGCGGTTTCCCGCGCAGAGCCCTCGGGGGAGAAGATCAATCAGGCGTTGGCGTTCGGGCTGTAGATCGCGGCGAACGCGTCGGTGAGCAGGATCTTGGAATCGGTGCGCAGCCACACGTAGAGCGTCTGCTGCAGGTTCGCGGCAGCGCTGTAGGGGTCGATCATCGACGTGATGCCGGTGCGGTCGAAGATCGAGAAGTAGTCCCAATTGCCGGCGATGAACAGCGCAGAACCACGCACGTTCGCACCGGTGGAGGTCTGAGCGGCAGTGCTCGGAAGGAACTCGCTGATGTTGTACGGAACGCCGTAGATCGTGCCGGGGAGACCAACGACGTTCGTCTGCGGGACGGCGTTGGCCGGCGAGAAGACGTAGTAGCCCGCGGAGTCCTTGAGCTTGCGGATCGCCTTGATGCCCGCGTCCGAGACGAGGATCTGAAAGCGATTCGAGTTGCGGTACTGAGGCGCGACCGAGTGAACGCAATCGATCACGTTGTCCGCGCTGATGTTTGCGACGGTCTGATCCTCGGTGAGAGCAACACCCTGGTTGATGATGCGCCCGCTGTTGGTCGATGCCCACGCGGTCGAGCTGCAGTCACCGATGCCCTGCGGCTGCGAGGAACCGCTGCCGATGGTGTATGCGCTGTCGGTCGCGCGGGCCAGGGCCAGCGCCAGTCGGTCGGAGACGTAGCCGAGCGCGGTGCCGGGACCGCCGTTCGCCATCGCGTCATCGATGAACTCCACCGACATCTTGGTCGCCGCGACGTACTTGTACGGAGTCACGGAAACCGCGTCGAAAGTGAAGTCGGCAGCAGTGATCGAACTAGCCTCTCCGACAAGGGCCGCGGTCGGGATGCTGGCTTCGACGGTGATGGTCCGCTTGCTGTCAATCGTCTGCACGACCGAGAGCTGGCGCATGACCGAGCTCTGGTACATCTTCTGCATGATGCGGCGCTCCATGTCGGTCGGCACGGGAGCGTTCGTGGTGGCGGTGGACATGTCGCGGAGCTCGACCTGGTCGTTCTTCGCCATCGCGCGCAGCCAGCGCTCGGCGTACTCGGGGGAACTCTTGTCGGTCGCGAGACGCGACGGCGTGCCAGAGAGACGCGACTCAAGAGTCGGCTGCTTCTCCAGCTTCGCGAGGCGGGCCTCAAGGGCCGCGTTCTGCGCGCGGATCTCGGCGGACGTCATGTCCGCGTCCATCTTCGCGAACTTCTCGCGCTCCTCGCCGCTGCCGCGGTGGTCGACGGTCTGCGGAGCGAGGCCAGTGCGGCGCTGGAACGCTTCGAGGGACTTCCGGTACTCGTGGTTGATGCTGTTCAGTTCGTCGAGGTCGATGTTTCGGTCAGACATTGCTCATCCTGTTCAAGTGGAGTTCGAGCCGTGCGGCGACGGCTGCGTTGAAAGCCGCGGAGACGCTCCGCAGGCTCGAAGAGGTCTGTGGGTAGGCGGCGTCCTGCACGATGGAGACTTCCATCAGCTGCGCGCGCTTGACGAGGCGCTCGGTGCGGTTCTTGTTCCAGCTGTCCTCGACCACCATGAAGCCGAATGACATCTCGCCGGTGAGGTCGCCGCGCTCGATGAGCGCGCGCACGTCGTTGCCGAGCGTCGTCTCCGGAAGCGCTGCGGAGAACGCGAGGCCGTTTCGGTCCGACTTCAGCGTGAGCGTTCCCGACTTCGTGCGCGCAAGCGGCATCGCGGTGTCGTGGTTGTAGTAGAGCTTCACGTCGGCGCCGCTCTGCAGCGTCTCGTTGAACGCGCCAGGCGCGATGCGCTCGGTGAACTGGCGGCCATGCTCGACGATGGTGCGCGAGTCCTGGCCGTAGACCGCGGCGTAGCCCGCGAGCGTACGGCCGTCGATCTTCTGCTCGGTGGCAGTGAAGTCACGCCGTGAAATCATTGACGGCTCCCGCTGTTTGAGATGTATCGTTGCCGGCGTTGGTGGTTCCGCCGCCGGTGCCCATGTTCATTGCGACGATGGGCGCATCGAGACCTGGAAGAGGTTCCATGTCGAGTTCGTCGCGCGCCTCGTTGCGCGTGAGGAAACCAGCCTCTACCGCAGTGCGGAGCGAAGCCATGGTCTCGGCCATGCCGGGGCGTACAAGCTCGTCAACGTCGAAGTCGACCATGTCGAACGGAGTCGCGAGCTTCGCGAGGATCTCCGCGCGCCACGTCTGAAGCCACGGCATAAGGCAAGCGTCGACGTACATGCGCGAGAGCCATTCGAGCGTGCCGTACGAGGGACCGACGTTCTCGCTGAGGTACGACGATGGAACGCCGTAGATTCGCGAGACATCGCCGACGCTGTACTGGCGCGCGGCCTGCAATCCTGCGTCGTCAAGCGTGCTTGAGATGCGCTCAACGCGCATCCCTTCGGCGAGTACCAGAGGCTTCCCGGTGTTCGCCGTGCCTGCGTGCTTCGACTCGTAGTCAGCCATGATTCGCTGCCGCGCTTCGAGCGACAGAGGACCGGGATGGACGAGCGCGATCTTCGGGTTGCCGGCGTTCGAGTACGCCTTGAGCGCCATGTCCTCCTGCGCCGCGAGCAACTGCAGCGATGTCTTGCACAGCGAAATGGGCGACTCACCCCAGAGTCCATTCGTGTTCGGGGCCTTCAGGTGGAACACCTGGTCTCGCGTCAGATCGCCGTACTCGCGCGTCCTGTAGATCGGCTCGCCGCTCGTGAGGTCGAGGCTCACGGTGTCGGGCTGAAGCATGATCAGCTCGAGCAGCTCGCCGCCGATGGTCTTGTTGATCGCCGCGAAAGCGTTGCCGTAGAGCAGCACCTGCATCGTCATCGCGCGGCGGAACTCGAACGCGCTCATGTAGCGCGACGGCGACTTGAACAGCGAGTCTGCGCCAGTGGCGCTGATGGTGGTGTCGATTCGCGCGATGTCGGAAGCGATCAGCGTGACCGCTCGGTACACCGGGGTGTAGCGCAGAGCGTTGCTAGGAACGACGTAGGGCAGCGTGCCGCCACCGTCCTGCAGCATGGTCATGCTGTAGGGAGCGACGAAGAAACGTTTGATCAGTTCCTTGAGCACGGCACTAGTGTTACAGCGTGCCGCCGCCCCGTCCGCTTCTTAAGTTAGTTTCACTCGGATTCGTAGCATGACGCGCGCTTCCCGCCCCAAGTGTGGATGGCGATGATTCCCGCGACCAACGGGTCGATGATGCAGTTGGTTCGCGCCTTAACTGGCCGCACGTTGCCGTTTCTGTCCTGCTGCGCCATGGCCTCGGCGCATGCCCTGCGCATGATTGGATCGTCGCCGATCTTAAGTTTGCCGCCTGCCCATAGGTTCTGCCACAGCTGACATCCAGGTCCGAATGTTGCGATGCCCATGCGGTAGGCCGTCATCGGGATTCCGTCGGCCTCGCACTGCTCGACGAGGTACTTGGATCCCCAGGCGTCGTAGCCGACCACGCGCAGGTCGAACTCGTCGCGCAGACGGTTGAGCTGCGCGCGCACGCTCTCGTAGTCGATCTCGCGCCCTGGCGTGAGCGTGATCCTGCGCTCGGCTGCCCACGTGCGCACCGGCATTCGGTAGTCGAGCTCGCGCTTCGCGATGTCCTCAGACGGCCACCAGTAGTGGCCGCGCAGCGCGACCGATCCATCGTCGAGCGGGACGGCGACCACGAGCGCCGTCATGTCGAGCGACTTGCTGAGGTCGAGGCCGACGTACGCGGGACGGCCTGCGAGCTTGTCCCACTCTGGTGACGCGCCTCCCGGCCAGAGCTGCATGTCGAGCCATCCACCCGTGTTTTCGTCCATGCGCGCGCAGTGGTAGCGGATGAACTCGGAACGACCCATCGGCGAGCGCTTCATGGTGTTCCACGAGCGCCGCACCGCCGTGCGGTCGGGTTGGCCGTACGCCATGCCGGGATTCGCCTTCGGCCACGCCGCCTCGTCGTCTGGAGTGTCGGACGGGTCGATGCCGTAGAGCGCGGCGAATACAGAGTCGTCCTCGGTCTCGCCCTGCAGGACCGCCTCCGCGTTCGCCACGAGCTCGCCGTAGATGTTCTCGGGGTTGCTGCCTGGCGTCGAGATGATGACGCCGAGCGATTCCTTGCGCTTGCTGCCTGTCGTGAGCAGCTTCGTGAGGAACCTGCCCTTGAACTCGGCCGCCTCGTCGGCGATCCACATCGATGGGTTGAGGCCGTCGAGCGAGCGCTCGAGCGCAGGCAATCCCGTCATCTGGGAGTCGGCCTTCTTGTCCTCGATGCGGTCCCAAAGCACGTCGATGCCGTCGCGATCCTGCCGGCGGATCATCGTGCGCGCGGTGTCGAGGCAGATCGCCGCCTGCTCCTCGTTGTTCGCGATCACATGGACGCGGCGGCCGTCGCCGTTGAGAAAGTCCCAGAGCGCGAGGCCAGCCATCAGCGTGGTCTTGCCGTTGCCGCGCGCGACCTGCACGATGGCGATCTTGGTGCGCCGACGGCCGTCCTCGACCCACCGCCATCCCCAGAGGTTGGCGACGATCCACAACTGCCACGGGTGGAGCTCGAAGCTGCGGCCTGAATCGTCGCCGACGAGCGTCAGCCGGCTGAAGTGTGCGTCGATTGCCGCGACCGCGTCCCAGTCCATCCGCAGGTCTGAGCGCTGCATATCGACTCGCCAACGGCGCATCGCGGCGTAGATCCAGCGACCTGCGACCACTCTCCCCGACTCGACATCATCCACGTAGCGTGCGATGCGGCTCTGAATGTCCTGCACGTTCACGACAGAACGATACCAAGTAGCGAAAAATGGGCGCAGGATCGCGTGTCAATTTTTGGACCC